CGTTGCGACGAGGCCCTGGCGGATCCCGTCCTCAATCGCGAGCATGACCTTCCGCTCGTCGATCATGGGATCGGAACCGCCTGATAGGGCTCGACCTCGACGACCGAGACGACGGTCATCCGCAGGTGCGGAGCCGCGCCCGTGTACGAGGTCTCGCCAGGATTGATCGCGCCGAGGATCCGCCATCGCCGGCCCGCGCCGATGGAACCGTCGTTGAGTTCATCGTCGATACGCGCGTCGAATGCGCCGGCGATGTAGAAGTCGCCGGTCGTCCGCGTCGTCGCGCGACCCTCCTGGATCTCCTCGGCGACTCCAGTCGGCTGAAAGAAGCCCGTCACATCGGTGACCTTGACGAACGACCGCGCGACCTGACCGTCCGCGCCGATCGTCACGGTCGGCCGCAGGAGCTCGACGGCCTTCCCGAACTTCGCGACGAGCGCGGCGATGCTCATCGGATCGTCCTCCAGGACGAGAGCATCGCGCGCATCTCCGAGTCGATCTCCGCCGCGCCGCGAAGCGAGTACGAGTAGCCGCCGAGCGATTCGCTCGAGACTCCCGAGTCGCGCTGCCGCGCCCAGTAGAGCCGCGAGGCGAGCGTGATCGTCGCCTGCTCGATGTCGTACGGGACGGTCGCATGACCGCCCGTGTACTCGACCAGAACCGAGCGATAGCGCGAGAGTTGCCTGCCGTAGATGACTCCCCGCTCCATGTCCGCCATGTAGTCGAGGAGCGACTCGTCCGCGGCCTCGAGGTTCACCGTCGCGTTGATGAGGTCGCGTCCCGCCAGGCGACGCAGACGCCGCGAGGGACGGTCGAGAAGCGCCGAGCCCGTGAAGCCCGCCGTCGCCTGAATCGCCGTCGCGAGGTCGGTCGTCGTCGGATACGAGGCGAACGCGAGCGTCGTCGTCGTCTCCGTGCCGTCGGCCTCCATCCGATACAGCGTCACCGCCGTATCCGAGACCGCGACCGATACCGTCGCGTCCGTCGAGGTCGTCGACCCGACCGTGAGCGCGGCATCCTCGCCGACGCCGACGAAGCGGATCGCCGTCACCGGCGTGACCTTCAGCACCATCCGCTCCGCGCCGTAGGTGTCGTGCCATTCGACGAGACTCCGCGACTTGATCGGGCGTCCGAGGTATCGCTCGACGGTCGCGGAGGCGCGGTCGATGAACCGCTCGAGGATCGCGTCGTCAGTCGACGCCGTGATCCCGAGATCCGCCTTCAGATTCGCGAGCGTCGTGAGGCTGTTTGGATCGACGGCCATTCGGTTTCCTCATCGGCTTCGCCGCCCGATCGGCGCATTCCGCGAAGAGCGGCGCGGCCGCGCTCGTCCGCTCGAGGTAGCCGGCGCGGACATACCTCGCGGCGATCTCGGGATCCATCGAGATCGTCGTTCCTGGCCGAAGGTCGCGCCGTCCCGTCCCAGGCTGATAGACGGAGAACGGGCGCACGACGATCAATAGGTCATGCATTGCGGCGGCCTCCCGTCCTCGTTGTACTTCGCCACATACTGGTGGATCACCTCGAGATGCTCGCCGGGCCAGGTCGAGATCGTCTGGATGTGACCGATTCGGACGCGCGGGCAGGCGCAGATGCGACCGCCGTGCTTTCCGAGCAGTTTCCAGAAGTGAATATCGTCGTCGATGCGTCCGTCGCCCCATCGGCCCTCTGCGTTCGGCGCGCCGACGAACCAGGGATGCGGGAGCTTCCGAAGCGATTCTGTGCGGATGAGCGTCAGCCCGAAGTGGCCCGTCTCGCAGTCGAGCGCCTCGCGGTGGAGGACGGTCGAGTCGATCTCGTGAAGCCGCTTGCCGTTCTCGTCGACCATCGTCAGGAGGCACGACTCGCGATCGCGGCCGACCTGAAGCGGGAAGAGCGCGTCGATATCGGGGTTCGACTCCATCACCTGCCAGAGGCGGATCACATCGCGCTCGTCGAAGACGGAGTCGTAGTCGCAAGTCAGGATGTAGCGGACATCGGGCGTCTCCTCGATCACTCGCTCCATCATCCGCTCGAGGCATTGCCCCCAGAAGACGCCCGTCGACTTCATGAAGTCAATGCCGAGACGCGTGCAAGTCATCTGCACGGCCGCGAATGTGTCCGTCCAGGCGAGGCGCGGCATCGACATGATCGCGCGGATGCCCTTCATCGGGATGGCCGGCGCGGGACGGACGCACTTCCGCGCCGCGACATCGAGCTTCCCGTCGTTGATCCAGGTCGCGAGTTCGCGCCCGCCCGTGATCTCGAGGCCCGCGAGGTTCGCCGTTCGCGAGAGCTTGTCCCGATTCCAGATCGAGCGGTACTCGCCGCCGGCGAGGAGCATCTCGTCGGCGTCGCCCGTCCCGTTCGCGTACGCGTTGAAGGCGCTCTCCGCGTTCGGGACGGTGAAGGTCATCCGACCGCCGTCCCTGACCTTCGACGCCCAGAACCGCAGCGTCTCGACGGCCTTCGGCGTCGGCGTCCTCGCGAGCGCGTCGCCCGTATCGAGAACCTCGAGCGAGGCGTCTTCGAGGGACGCGACCCATCCGTTCCAGTCTCTCTCTTGCATCGGTTGTCTCCTGAGGTGAAAGGCCCGAGCGGCGTTTCCGCCGCTCGAGCCCGAGAGAGAGAGTCAGATGCTCACGGTCGTCGTCTCGACATCGCGAGCGACGAGGGACGCGATGCATCGCAGGCCGACATAGCGGTATCCATCCGCGAACATATGAACGAGGCCGGCATCCTTCAGAAGCGTGCGGTTGTTCAGGACATCGAAGAGAGACTGCTCCGCGACATCGTACACGGTCGCATCGGGCTTGCCTGCGACCCATGCCTTCGCCGCCGCTCGCGCGGTCGCGAGATCGTCGACCGCGGCCCTCTGGTGCGTCACCGAGAAGAGGAACGCCAGATCCGACTCGGGATATCCGAGCTCGAGCCATGCCGTGCGCCAGTAGTTCCGAATCAGCTCCGCGCCGGTCGGCCAGTCCGCGGTATTCGCGACGCCGTTGACGCCGCCATTCATCGCGATGAGGACGCGCCCCGAACCGCCAGCGGCGATCTGGCGCGCGCGAACTTCGGTGAGGAAGGTCTTCATCATCGGCTTGCCATCCATCGACGCGCCCATCTGACTGACGGTCTGCCCTGCGCCAGAGTGGTAGTGGTTTGAGGCGAAGCCGCGCCGACGCTGATAGACGCTCATCCAGAGGATTCCGGCCGGAGAGACGGGAGCCTCCTCGTACGGCCTTAGGCGCAGACCGTAGTTCCTCGCGGAATCAGCCGCGATCGTGATCTCAAACGGCTGAAATCCGATTGCGCCCGTGTTCGAGGAGAAGGTCTCCGTGACAATCGCCGCGCCCGTGTTCGCGTTGTCGACTCGGAAGGTGATCTCTCCCGATCCAGAGTCGAAGGTCGCGACGCCGATTCGCCAGATGTGCTCGGCGGTGATCGGCATCGCCGCGTCGACTGCTATCGAAATCTGAGCCGAAAGACTCGTCGCGCTTGCATTGACGAAAAGCCAGTTCCAGAACCCGCTCGATCCAAAGATGATCCCATTAGAATCATTATTCCACTCGTCATTGATAGCGGGATAAGACTGCGTCGATCCAAGCACGCCGATGGTCGACTCGGTCGTCTGCGGCCTTCCAGTATTCGTCGCGTTGTATCCGTATGAGAGACCAGGGAAGAACGAGATGGCCGATGCAGTTCCCGCCGCCCCAGGGGCGATCGGAGTCGCGTAGACGGGCGCGCCCATCTGGATCATGCCGTACGCGATTCCGTCGGTGTATCCGAAGTTGTCGTGTCCCTGGTTTGAGTCGCCGACTCCGATGATGTCGAGCGAATCGCGCCCCTCGATGCAATCGAGGACGAACTGCCGAGCGCGATCGCCGCCGTAGATCCCGCCGAGGATCGGCGCGACGCGGTTGAACGACTCGCCGCCGTCGAACTGCGCGACGATCATCGGCTGAGTCGTCGCGGCCGTCGCGAAGTCGACCTTGAGGAACCGCTTCCGACCGCGGAGGTCGACCTCATACGAGACGAGCGGCTTCGCGGATGGGCCGACGGTACTCGCCGGCGTGAAGCCAGTGCCGCTCTTCGTCGCGTCGATGTCGGTGAAGGTGTAGCCGTCGTCCGATTCCGAAAGCTTGTTCGCTCCCGTCGCGCTCGCGAGTGCGACCTCGGGAACGGCGACGCACGCGATCTTCGCGTATCGGAATCCGCGGGTGTCGACGATCGACGAAAGGGTCGAGACATTCGTCGCGCCGACCGCGATCGGGAGTGCAGAGTCTGGGTATCGCATGGAAGCGATCGCGGCGCGTTTCCGCGCCGCGATCGGTCGTCGTTTCTCAGAGGTCGGCCGAGAAGGCCGCGCCGATCTCGGTCGCGGTCGACTTGCCGTCGGCCGGAAGCCCGAGATCCGCGACGATCATCGGAGCCGTCGTCGCGCCAGGCGTGAAGGTGACCTTGAGGTAGCGCTTGCGACCGCGAAGGTCGACATTGTACGAGAGCTTCGCGAGCGTCGTCGAGACGGTCGCGCTCGACGGCGTGTATGCCGTGCCGGCCGCGGCCGCGGTGATCTCGGCGAAGTTAGTGCCGTCGTCCGACTCCTCGAGCTTGTTGTTCGCAAGCGTCGTCGAGAGACCGACCGTCGAGTTCGCGAGGCAGAGGATGCGAACGTAGGAGAAGCCGAGCGTATCGACGGTCGCCGTGAGCTGCGACGCGTTGGTCGCGCCGATGCCGGCGATTCGGGTGGTGGAGTTCTGTCGCATGGTGTTCGTTCCTGCGTGAGTGTTTGGATGGGATCGGGCGCGGCGTCACATCTCCGCCGCGCCCGCCGTCGATCAGAGGGTGAGCTTCACCATCGCGCCGGTCTGCGTGGCGTCGCCGACATTCGCGCAGACGATGTCGAAACGCTCGGTGCCGCGAACCGCGAGCTCGTCCTGCTCGAACGCATTGAGCGCCGAGTCGGAGAACGCGATCGAGGTCGAGCGACGGTCGCCCATGATCGCGCCCTGGGCAAGGTCGCCGATGAACGCGAAGGTCGCGCCGCCGGTCTCGCTCACGGGAATGACCTGGGTGAACTCGACGGGGTATCCGAAGAAGCGGGGAGCCGCGCCGCCGGCGATCTCGGCCGCGGTCACGCCGCCGGCCGCCATCGCGAGGCGCTCGAAGATCGAGTGGAACGCGTTCTTCGAGCAGTAAATCTTGATGTTCTGGCGCTGCGCCGCCCAGGCGGGGAGCTTGCGGAAGGCCGCGTGGAGCTCGTCGCGCGTGACGCCGGCGTAGGTCGTCGCGCCGCCGTCCGAGACCTGGTAGGTCGCGTCGGTGAGCGCGCTATTGAGGCCGACGATGCCGCCGTAGGTCGAGGTGCCGTCGCCCATGAAGCCGCACTCGTCCTCCTTGAGCGCGAACGCGTAGGCGATCTCGCTCGCGACATCGTCGCCGAGGTTGACGACCGCGTCCTCGCTCAGTTCGCTCGAGACGGTCGTGAGGACGCCGAGCTTCTTCGCGACGAGGGTGACGCTATCGAAGACCTGGGTCGACTCGGTGATCGGCGAAGCCTCGCCGACGAAGTACGCGGAGAGAGTCGACTTGCGCTTCGGGATGCGCTTGGTGTCCGACGACATCGGCACGACGCGCGCGTTGCGGCGGAAGACGCCGTACTCCTCGCGAAGCGTGATGAGCTCCGAGTCGAACTCGTCGGGGACAAGGAAGCCGCCCGCCGAGTTGATGCCCTCGACATGGGCCTTCTGGCGGATCACGGGGAGGCCGTTCTTCGCCGCCCAGTCGGCCGACTTCTTGTGACCCATCGCCGCGAGGCACCAGGTGCCGAAGCGGAACGCGGTCTCCTTGCCGGCGGCGTCGTTGCCGAACGCCTTCAGGCGGCCAAAGGTCTTCAGGCGCGGAGCCTCGACGGCGGTGACGACGGGCGACTTCGGAGCGAAGTCGGCGAACGCGGCCTTGACCGACTTCGCGACGGTCTCGGCGATCTTCTCCTCGGTCATGGGATTCTCCTCGTTCATCTCCTGCTCGACCTCGCCGGCGGCAGGCATCAGGTGAATGTCGATCGACTCGGGGTCGACCGCGACGCCGTCGGCGTCGGTGATCATGTACGAGCCGAGGATGAGCTTCTTCTGCTCGATCGCGCCCGACTCGCCCTTCTGCTTCGCGGCGGCGGCGAGCGCCTTCTGGAAGCCTTCGATGGTCATGGTCTTCATGAGATTCGTTCCGTTTCCGCTCGTCGCCCATCGCCGTAAGGGACGCTTGCAGGCCCGCGCCGTAGGTCGTCCGCCCGTCTCAGAGGTAGAGCTTGCCCTTCGCGCGGGCGATGCCGCGCGCGATGGCCTCGTCGATCTTGATCGGCGGCGACGACTTCGCGCGTGAGGGCGCGGGAATCGGCACGGTCACCACGACGCGCCGCGGAGCCTCGACGCCGAACCATCGCTTGCACGCGGTCGGCGACATGACGCCCTTCTTGACCGCCGTGATGAGCGCGGCGGGATTCGCCTGGAGCGGCGCGAGCGAGACCTCGAGGAGCTTCCATCGCGAGTAGATCGTGTGGACGGCGTCGCCGTACTTCTTACGGTCGACATCGTTGGCGCGACGCATCCCGCCGTCCTCGGGGACATAGCCGACGGACACGGCGTTGCACACGCCCTGCCCGACGAGCGCCGCGGCGACCTCGGGGAAGAACTCGCCCGCGTAGCCGTCGGGCTTGCGCGCGAAGACGAACTCGCCGCGGATGTCGAGGTCGCCGCGCTTCAGGCCGGTACAGCGCCCGACGGGGAGCGCGTAGTCATGGTTCCAGAAGAGCGTCGGGTTCTGCTCGAACTCCTTCGCGTTCATGCCGGCGGGGATGAGGACTTCCCCGTCGCGGTCGAGCGTCTCGGCCGTGATGATCGCCGAGAAGCCCTTCGCGGTCGGGACGATGTCGGCGGCGAGCGCCTTGCGGTGAGTCTGCATGGTGTTCATCCGATCCCCAGTTCGCGCTCGATGTCCGTCGCGATCTCCTCGAGGTCGTCGCGTAGACGCGGCTGAAGCGAGCATCGGCAGTTCGGGTGGAGCGGCGGCCCCTGGATGTCCTCGTAGTCGAGAACCATCTCGCCGCCGTCCGCGCCGATGAGCGTCGAGCCCTTCGCGTAGAACGAGTCGCCGAGCCCGATCGCGTTCTTCGCGAACGCCTGCGCCGCCGCCTCGCAGAACTCGCAGGGATCGGGCGCGAGGAGCCAGGTTTTCCCCTCGACGACGCCCGTCGCCTTCCAGGCCTCGACCTCGGCGGCGCGCGTCGCGCGCTGCGCCTCCGTGCGGGCGACCATGATCGCGCGGTTTCGGACGAGACGGTCGGCGTCGCCCTTCTCGC